GGTACTCTCCAAAGAGTATTATAGTATTGATCATAGCAATGATGTGAAGGAATTGTATGTGAGTAACTTTTGGAGTTACAAACCCATGGTTCACGGTGATTGTGGTTCTGTGTTGTATTGTCCAAAAGCAAAGACAATCCTAGGTTTGCATACTGCTACCGTTTTCGGTGGTGGAGGTGCAGACGTTGGAATGGCTGTGCGTGTGGATAAGAGGATCATACAAGAGATCATTGCAAAATGTTCTCGTGTGATTGTCGCCCAACAAACTTGGCCCTGTGAGTTCTTAGTTGCAACTCCGGAGACAAATATTGGTGACAGTTACGTGATTGGAAAAATCGACAATGTTCCGTTCGCGCCTAGTAAGACTGATTTCCTACCCTTGCCCTACCTGGGTGAGGATTGGTGTCCTGCTGGCGTTTACGGACCTGCTGTTCTCGGCCCTAAACATCCTATTGTTCCTGGGATCAAACGGAGAGGCATTGCTGAGAGAGCTTTTGCAAAGCTCTGTCGCACTGTTAAACCGTTTCCCCAGAAATATGTGGATGAAGCAGCCGAGAATATTGCTGATTTGTTCAATTTGTATGAGCCTTTTCGTCCACCTGTTCGGTTGACAATGTCTGAGGCGATCAATGGAGGGCTGCCAGCTCTTCAAATGATTCCCTTAGACACATCTCCCGGATTTATGTATGACATGGTTCGTCCTCCTGGTTCTGTTGGCAAGAAGTTTTTCTTTTCTCCAGACTACCCCCGTCACATCACCTATCCCCCTCTCGAAAGGGATATAGCTGAAGCGATGGAATGTTTGGAGGCTGGAATTGCCCCTTGCTGGATTGCTAATTACAATTTGAAGGATGAGTTAAGACCCTGGGCTCGTGTCTTGAGTGCCTCAACCAGAGGCATTCTTGCATCCCCAGTGTCTGAAACTATTGTTTTTCGGATTTTGTTTGGCGATTTTGTGAATTTTGTTCATTCGCACTATATTGATTTGGAGTGTTGTATTGGTATTAATGTTTTTAGTGATCATTGGCAATACCTTGTGCAGAAACATTTACGTGTTTCGAACCGAGGTTTTGCCACTGATTACACAGGACATGAGACCAACTCAACTCCCCAGATGATGGATGCTTTTGTGCATGTTGCAAATTTATTCTACTCTCGGAATCCGACAAATTCTGAGAAAGATAATAATATGCGACGTGTGCTTATGTATTCGTTGTCTTTTCACAAAGTGCGGCTGGAGCGTTTGATTTATGCTTTGGTTGGCCACAATATGTCTGGAGGTTTCTTAACAGGAGTCCTCAATTCATTTGTGGTTATGATGCATTGGCGCATCTCTTTCATCGGATTGGCTGAGGAAAATGATCAGAGATTTGCAAGTGCCAGTTTGTTCAGGCAGTTCGTTTCTTTGGTTGTTTATGGTGATGACAATGCTTCTGCAGTGTCTGGCCGTATTCCTTGGTTTAATCCCTTGAATGTTGCGAATTATCTCAGTCATTATGGGATAGTTCTTACTTCCGCTGAC